TACACCGGCGCTAATAACTGCTCCGCCTATTAATAATTGTCCGTAACATACAGGCACAGGGACTCCCTGCATAGAAGTATTAACGGGACCTAAGGACTTATTGTCTGAGAGTTCAGCATCTTTAGGGGGCCCAGGAGGGGTAGGCGCTAGCATCTCTGATACTCCTGCTATTACTAGCCCCATACCTACAGACGCCGCCATAGAAGCTGCAAAATACCCGGCGGTGCTAACCGTCATTTCTGCGAATACCCCACTACCCACTGTACCTCCAACCCCTGCAGCAATTACAGGCCATGCAAAGTAAATTATTATTGCACCTATTATTATTTTCCCCAGGCTGGACTTACTCCCTAGTACTACAGGGACTATTTTTATACTTTGTCTGCCCAAAGGCCCAGACAATTCTGTCTTTACATCTTCAATAGGCTCGTTACCTACTATTATATGATACCCTAGCCCTCTTTCCTCTGAAGAACCTAAAAACTGTCTAAAGCCTGGGTTATTAGAGTTAAGTGCTCTGATAGCTTCCGCGGGGGAGGTTACGTCTAATGACCACTCCTTTCCATATTTATCTGCTAATTCTCCGTATAACGTTACTTTATTTAACATAGTGATTTGTGCCTTAGATGGTGCGTTGTATGTTTTCTCCAGTATCCCCCATATAATTCCTTATTTGAGAGTCTACCATGTACATGGTGTAAAATTTTATCTCCTTCGATAAAAACTGCCGCGTGGTTTGGTACAGGTGAGATTAAATTTATTAAAAATATATCATATTTTCTAATATCATTTTCTTCTAGTATCTTTACAAAACCCTGCTCTTTATAGTTTTCTAAATATCTATTCTCCCCTTTGTCCCACCAGCCATCTTGGCCACTAAAACACTGAAAATCTATATTTAGCTCTTTTTTATAGTAATCTCTAAGCAAAGTACAGCAATCTAAAATTCCGTAACTGAACTGTCTACCAATAATTGGTGCTTCATACCCTGAAGGCTCCCAACTACATAATTTGTTACCTGGCCAGCTTAAAATATGCCAAGGTAGTTTTGTTGCCTCACAAGATATCTTATCCCCCTCCGAAGGGTTACACCCATCATTAGGGTGAGAGTGGCATATACCTAAAATAGTACCGGAATCCTCCGCTTCCGCGTAACTTACAGGATCAATCGTGAAGTACTCTTCAGGCTCTTCAGCTATATTACTTGCTGGAAAGTACCTTTCTTTCTTCCCCACCCCCAGTATAAAACCACATGCTTCTTTGGGGAACTCTATTTCTGTGTGCTTTCGAAAACCCTCTAAAGTCGCCTCATTCATCGTACTGATCCCATTCTTCTACCAGCTCCTGGGAAGCCTCCAAAAGGATTTTCTAAAGGCTCAGGGAACCTAAGCTCACACGCTGTAAATGTTTTAGAACATACATCATCAGCAGAGGAAGAAACAGAATTATTATTAGTATCCCAGTAACTAGACCCAGCGTACCCACATTCGACCCCTTTATACAACCAAGGGCATGAATTAGACACTATAACTCTAGAGGGTAACTTTATACCTATAACATCGTATGCTGCGCTTAACTCAAATTCTATATGAGTGAACGTCTCAACAGCTTTTCTATCTATATACCATATCTCATCTGTAAAGTGAGCTGTATCATCCGCTATGGCGTTAGCGTACCAAATACCAGGTCCTGCAGCCGCTTCACAAGTACTTTGGGTGTACTCCGTCCAAGTACCTGCAGATCCGTTCTTATTAGTATCTAAACAATCATCCTTACTAAGGCTTGGGTCAGACCCGGACTCTCCTGTACATACCCCTCCCACAGGGTACCCGTCTGTGTAGCAGTAGTTATCTAAGTATTTAGCGAACGTTTTCTTACGAGTGACTTTTGACCCTACCAAATCGTTATAATCATTGATTACTCCTGATAATAGTGAAGTAATATTAGCTACCGTTAAATTAGGTCGAGGTATAGATCCTTGTGCGGAAAACTCGAATCCAGAGGCTTCAATAGGGAGCCCAGAGTATTTATTCCCTTGCCATACTATTTCTTGTAACTCTGCGTTATAGCCTCCGTTGAACCATCTAAACTTAGGTACAGTAGAAGGCGCCGACCCTGCAGATAGATCTAACTCAAATAGCTCTACTATACTACCAGGTGTTAAACTATTTATATCAGTTGTAATTTTATTACTCATAGGATTCCTTTATGGTTCGAATACTCTGTTGAATGTTGCAGTAATAGTCCTATATCCACTTATATCCTCTTTAACACTCCATTTAGCACAGGTGTACTTTTTATAAGGGTAGATAGTATATGTCTCCCCGCTAGCTAGTATATCCGCGGCTAAAGATAGTTGGGTGGCACTATCTATGGCCGTTACTGTGGTGGTTGTAGGGGTAGGAGTGACTACTACCGTAGGAGCTGAGGTATACCCGCTCCCGCCAGCTACTAATGTTATTGCTGTTATTACCCCTGCACTAGATACTACTGCAGTAGCAGAAGCCCCTGTACCCCCTCCTCCTGTGAAAGATATTGAAGGCAATGAAGTACTATTGTACCCGCTTCCTCCAGTAGATACCGATACAGACGCTACAGCATCGGCTGACAAACTAGCAGTACATACTCCTCCGGTACCTCCGCTATCGGTAACCGTAGTATTTAAATAACGATTAGTAAAGTATTGACTAGTATCTATAAGTTTCTTAGTAGCAGTACTAGTAGTGGTACTAGATATACTATACCCTACTGGGTACCAATCGAAAGATGTAACTCCTCCTTGGTCCTCTAAGAATTTTATAATCTTATTAGTTTCCGCTACAGGCCTGTTTTTCCACTCTAAGCTCCACTGTTCGGGTAAATTATTTATACCATCTACAGTTCTTTGCTCATACCCGTCCCCATAAGATACAGTGAGTACCTTAGGCTTTTGTTCCGTTTTCATCCCTCTATCAGGGTTACTATTTACTTCTGTGTTAAAATTTGGCATAATTAATACGGACTAAGTAGTCCTCCTGGTCTTTGTTGGTTAAGTAGCTCTTGTTGAATAACTTGAGTCATCATTCCCCCTAACTTGTTAAAGTCTGGCCCATTAGACCCCTCACTTGCTTGAGCAGAACTAGTAGTAGTACCGTCACTGGCAACGTTAATTGTAACATTAATGTTATTCTCGGTATTGTTTTCAGTAGCAGCCCCTTTTCCAATCATTGCTACCGGGATAGCTCTACCATCCGGTAAAGGAACAATTGCTTCATTATCCTTACCTTCCCCCACTAGTCCAAGTGTAGGCTTGGTTACTACTCCCCCTTTTGCAAAGGCTTGGAAGCCTCCTCTAAGCACGTTACCGTTAGCACTCATAACAGCTGTAGTAGCCCCCGATACCATTGAAGATATTATAGTATTTCCAACCTGTTGCACAAAACTCATAGCAAGTTTAGCAGTGTTTAACTTACCATTGTATATGAGATCCTTAAACCCAGTCTGTAATGTACTATTAGTTGCAGCTCCTACGGTCTGCATAGTATTAGTACTAAAGGTTGTATTCTCGTTATCGTTCCACATTCCTTGCTCTGCAAGCATTGCTGTCTGCTCCGATCCCTCATTAGTTTTAAAAGCAGCTGCAGTACTTGCGTTTTTAGCGTACCCGCCTTCAGTCTCCCCAAATAAGCTTTCTCCTGCTCCTGCCTGCCCTTGGGCTGCAGTAATAGCCTCTGGGTTCTTAATAACTACTGCGAGTCCTTTACCTTCTCCTTTAGCTTTGGCATATGCTTGAGCTTCTTCTGATCTCTTTTCAAGTTCAGTTTTAGTAGTATTGGCTACAAGAGTTTCTAACTTAGTATTAGTTACTTCAGCTTTTAGATTCATTTCAGCTAACTTATCTGCAACTGAAGTATCCCCTGTCTGTCTGCTAGCTTCTTGCCACGCACTATCTGAATCTGTGATCTCTGATCTATTCCATCTAGTCTCTGTGTAAGCTTTTAATTGCTCCCACCAGTCCCCAAATGCCCTCTCTGTAAACCCGTCGTCTGCAATTTGGTACCCTGCAGTACCTATAGCCGCTAATGTAACTTGCGGAATCATTGCTATTTTATCTAGTAACTCAGGCGTACCCTTTGGAGTGTTATCAAATGCCCCATAACCAAACTTAGTCATAGAAGCGCCTTTGGCTTTACCAAAGTTAGGATCTGCTATACCTGTAGTCTTTCTATTATTATAATAGTCAGCACTTAGCTCATTATCCAACTTTCCGTAGTCTTTTATTGCACTAGGTAAAGACCCGTCTTTTGGAGTAATCCATTCTCTAAAGGAATCTCTTATTTGCTCTAATAAAGGTACTGCGTGGTGGTCATGTACGGAGTGTGATTTACCTGACTTAGATATATCATTTGCTTTTTGTGCAGCATCGGCTGCTTGTTTAGCTTCGGAGTTTAGCCTGCTGTTCCAGTCTAAAATTTTATCCCACCAAGATTTTTCTTCTTCCGCTACTTTAGGTACTTCATCGCCTACTACTAGTTTCTCTGTTACAGGTTCATTGTTGTACGCATCACTATTTACCAACTTTTTAATTCTTAAATACCCGTCCGTAACTATATTAGGCACAATATTAAGTTTACCTACGCCTAATATTACTCCATCCAAAGCCTTTGTATTCTTCTCTGTTACTTCGTCTGATGCGCTAAAGAAATCCTTTGTATCGTCCCACATTTTACCGAAGAAGTCCCCGGCAAAACTAGTCTGTTCTTTCTGTTTAGCTAATATTGCCTCTGCTTGTTGTTTTGCTTGGTAAGTTTGGAAGTCCTGGTTACCTGCTACAGAACCATGTTGCGCTTCTTTTAAAAGGTCCCTGAGCATTACCATATTGGCTGTATACTCTGCAGGGCCCGACGCATTATCCATACCTGCTCTAAAACTCCCAGCTTCCTTCTTAAACCAATCCCTTTGATCAGTAGGTAGCTTAGAAGCATATGAGTGTATAGACTTGGATCCTTCAAGTTGCCCAATGGTAGCGCCCCTTTCATTCAGACGAGCTTCTGGATTAGCTATTTCTACAGATAATATTTCCTTTGAAAGTATGTCAACTTGTCTTGACATCATATTCTTAATTTCAGTTAGTGCAGACAAACGTTTCTCAGCGTCT